CAAACCCTGATATCTTAGTACGTCTTCATCTCTATCAAGGTAAGACATCCACAGTCTTGCCCCTGACGGTGCTTCCCATTGCATCTTACGTTCACTCCACTTGATGCCGGGATAAATCTTTGGATAAAGCTCTTGACTCTTCCAAATAAGTTCTCGAAGTTCCTCTGTTGTATGACGAAGAAGCAATCCAGAAAACTGTGGATGTACCATATACCTCAGTGGATCAGCCAACATAGCGTAGCTTTTACCACCACCAGCAGCTCCACCATATAACACCTCCCTCTCTGAGGAAGCTAAGAAGAATGTTTGAGGCCCAGCATTGGGCTTAAACAATACTTCCCTATCATCAGGTGTCGCTAGAGGAATCTCTGGCGAGTTTACTATCGATATATTCGGTGAGCTTGCTGTACTGCTCTGACTCGAAGTATCCTGTTGGGTCTTCCCTGCCGAGCCTCTTGGATTTTTCTTCGTACCTTTCCGCTTGCTCAAGGGCTTTTTTGAGCCTTGTGGCAAGGTTGCGGTAAGTAGCGGATTTGAATCCATGCTTTCTTTCAGTCTTTATTCTCTTTAACAATCCCACATGGCTTATCGTTCTACCTGTGGTAGTGGTAAGCCAAGCTGCTACCTGCCTAGAACTGTATTGTTTTAAATGTTTCTTAGCTAGTTCTAACGCTTCAAGCTCTGTAGGTATTGGCTGCAAGAGGTCAGGATTTTCTTCATCTTGTCTGTAACCAAATGGTATAGTTTTTCTAATCTTTGGAATAGGTACATATGTTTCCTTTGCTTTGGGCTGTGGCAATATCCAAGCCCCTAAGTCTCTATCACTCACCGCTATCTTTGGCTGGCAAAATCATGATGCCGTTAGGTGCTGTCACCTGAACTTTCTCTGTCTTCACCAAACCAGCCCTGTCTAACAAATCTTTAGCAGCATTGAGCTTCTCTTTCAAGCCTAGCTCTGTAGGGTCAGCAATGCCACTAACAACAGCCATAGCTGCTCTAGGGGCGTTCATAGCGATGTAAAGCTGTGTAGCCTCAATCACTTCTTCCTTAAGAACTTCCATGAGTACCTTGGTATTGTAGCCTTCGCTATAACCAGCAAGCTGCCTAGCCTTGTGAGGATTACCTCCAGCCTCAGCAAATAACACCTCAATGAATTTCTTCTGTTGTTCGTTTAGTTCTCTTTTAGCCATGATTAAAATAGTCCTTGTTCATAATATTCTTCAACAGTGACAACAGCATCTATAGTGCTACCAGCTTCAGGTGTCACTATTAATGTGTCTCCGGGATTAAGAACAAGATAGCTACCATCTAGCTTTAGGAAACCATAAGCAGAAACAACATAACCACCAACAATGTAATAGGTAGCACTTGCACTATCATCCCGCCACTGAAGAGTAACTGTTTTATTACCCCCTCCATGATTGGAGATGAATAACAAAGTCATCTTAGCTATAAAATTCTCAGGACAAGTGTAGATAGTGTTAGCAGCTCCCGCTGTTAAGCTCTTCCCTACACTCCTAACCTTTGGTTCTTTGTTCATTTCTTCTTAGGCTTCACTTTAGCTTCAGACAATGCAATGGCAATGGCTTGCTTAGGAGATGTAACAACTTTACCACCTTTACCAGAATGTAAAGACTTGTCCTTATATTCACCCATCACTTTACCAATCTTAGCTGTTTGTTTCTTAGTAGTTGCCATCAGTCTTCGCTTTCAAACTCTTTAAGTTCCCATGCTGTACATACCCGCAGGTTGTGACAGATAAATTCAAACTTGTGGCAATAACCTCTACCACCAGCATCAGTATCAAATGCATTACGAGGAATGGTATCCATCATAAATAACATCTCTGGTGTGTTGTTAAAGTATTCGCAGTTGGCACAGCGTTTACGTCTTGCTTCAGACTCATCACACTGCCATGTCTCTGCCATGTCTTTCCAATAGTCTGGGCTGCTATCAGGCTCATCAGAAGGATTGGCTTCAGGGCCAAGCTTCCAATACTTGATGGTGTGCTCAGTGTTTGTCTTGTTCTCCTCAGGAGTAACAATGGGATAACACCCTTCAAACATCTCAGGGGCCATTAAACCTTTCATGACTACTTACCCTTCTTAGCCATTGCTTTAACAGGAGCCATACCCTTTGGTTTTCCTTTGCTGGAAAATTCCATATATTTAGCAGGACCACCTTTAGCAGGGGTTTTAGCAGGAGCTTTACCTACACCAATCATAATGGCAACAACAGGCTTCTTAGCAGCACCGCCCTTAGCCATCATCGGTGTTTTAGCTGGCATGGCATAACCACCACCCATCATCTTCTTCTCTTTGTTAGTGGCTGTACGGCTACCTCGAACAGGCATACCACCCTTAGCAAGCTTGGCTGGAGGAGTACCCTTAGTAGCTTCATAAGCTTTACGCTCTAGCTCATTAGCCCTGTCCAAATAGGTGTTACGCACCTCTTGTGGAATAGACTCATCCTTAGCTTTCTCACGGTACATCTTAACTTTTTCTGCATCGGTAGCCATAGTTTCTCCTTTTAGTTACCACTTTACCTTGTCTGCCCAATATGCAGCAGACATCTTACCCTTGTCAATGTTCTCAGCATGACGAGCTTTGAAGCTCTTCTGCCTAGCCTTATCCTTAGGTGTTGATGGATTTGCACCAGCACCGCTAACACCCTGTTGTCCAAACCTAATAAGCTTCACTGTGTCACCCTCTTTAGCTAACACAGCATGACTCTTTGTAGCATGCTTAGGCGTAGCCTTAGGCTTATTGTATCCACTGAATTCTTCTGAGCCTCTTTTAATCATCTGAACTTGCTCACTTTCTTAGCAATGTCTTTAGGCTGTTTAACAAACTGTTTACCAGCCTTTGTGCCTTCACGCTTAGCTTTAGTGGTAGCTGCATACTCAGCAGAGCTTAAAGACTTAATGGCAGCTTCAGGCAGATATCTCTCTCCTGTTTTAGCAGAAGGCTTACCAGACTTAGTTGTCCACTTCTGGGCTGTCCAATCCTTTAAAGACTTCTGAGAAGGCTTCATTTGTAACCACCACCAGCAGCTTTATATTTCTTAGCTACAAGCTGTGCTTTCCTAGCAGACCATTCTCCGGGATCACCACCAGCAGAACCAGCCTTCACCCTAGCTACCAACGCCTTACGCATTGTAGGCTTGGTGTAATTGCCAGCAGCATTAACTGTACTTTTCTTTGTTGCCATGTTGTTTCTTCTTTGGTAAGTGTCTGTGTTCTTTCCATCCCTCAGCTCTCATAGCATCTTCAACTCTGTCTAAGGGAAATACATATCCTGTATGTTTTTCCATAGCTGCTCTGACATAATAGACATCACTATGGAATAAATGCATCTTGTCTACATAGCCTCTGTGTAACGCTAGTGAAGCTTGTGTAGCTACACTGTAGGGGTATGTGTTTGTTAGTCCTCTATCTTCTAGCTGTTGTCGGGTGTAGTAGTTCATAATGCTTCATGCTAACACACATAGCCTAGCTAAGGTGGTATGGTAGCATTTATTGCTACACATAACAACCTATCCCAATGTATGTCTATAGTGTCTATGAAGGTAACGGTAGAAGTCCTGTGAAGAAACTACTACCATTACCTGTAGGGAACGGTACATATCACATTATGAAATACATACCACCTACCACTAATATCTAGAACATACACCTAGAAAGCCCATAAGGGATGTGTTCATCTATGGCTGTTGTTAGCCCACCCTTTTAGCAACAGCTTTTAACAAGTACCCACATCAAGTCTAGTCTGGTCAGTGTAAGGTGTACCACTGCCAGTATCCAGAGCAGAGAAACACAGTGGCCCCTGTGAATCTCTCTCCGAGTCTTTTCTCTTCAGCAGCCGATTGCAAGCTCATTTCTTTACCTGTAGCCGGAAGGTAGCTCATACTTTGTTTCGTATCGCCTGTATGCATAAAGCATACATGGTGCAGGTACGGGTAGTTTTACACATATCGAAACCAATGTCAAGCTTTTTCTGTAGGAACAATCAGAAATATTGCCTAAATAACAAAATGGTCCATAAGGGGTGTTTATAAACCTATGGCTATCAAGATGTTTCTTGATAGATACTTATAAGTTGCATGAAACTTTAATGAGAATAGTTCTTGTTTGAGCATAACTACTACAAGTATTTCAAACACTGTACACATAAAAGTGTACGGAAGGTAGCTGTTTGTATCACCTTATGTGCATAGTTGATCTGTTCCTAATTGTTTAATATACTGAACATAACAGCCCCTCCTAGCACTAGCGTGTACACATCTCTGATGCAACATAGTGCATGTTGATCTGTCCCTAATTGTTTTTATGGCGGTGTGGGAGCTGCCAAATATGGAGTTTGGTTAACAGACTCTATTTTCCTGATTTTTGGACGAGGCCATATACAATAGCGCCTACACCCCCACTGGCCCACGCCCCGCCCCGCTGCCGCCCAGCCCTGCAGCCGTAGCAGCCCTGCAATGCGTTGCAGATCTTAGGTGATTCAAAGATCTTAACTGCATTCAACTCAAAGAAAAGATTATTCAATGAATTCAAGGACTTAGAAGATCTTGAATACTGATTCAAAATCGGTTCTCATTGTCAAAAAGTGCTGGAAAGTTGCCTATTTTTTAAGCACACCGCCCTCTTCAAAGGGTCGGTATATCTATCACCCTAGATATAATCTAGCATGTCCTGCTTAAATTTTAAGCAATTCAACACAAAAACAACACCGATCCAATAAAGTTATCCACAGCATCAATCAAGGTTATCAACAACATCCTAAGCCGAGCCAAGAACAAACTGTGGACAACTCTACTGTTACTTCCTATATTTATAATCGCATTTTTATGACAACTATGTTGGCATTAAAAAATGCTTAAATATAGGAAGATCTGCGTACATGTGCCCGATCCCATGTCTTTCATTTAACAAAGAAACTATCCTTTTCACTTTAGTGAGAAAAGGAAATAGTTTCTTTTCTTAGTTAAATGAAAGACATGAAGGAAGCAAAATGACCGATAACGATGCTGTTCAAATTCTCATTGAAATCTCTGTAGTGCTTAGCACTATTAGCTTAGCTCTGCTTTGGGAGGATCAGATTAAACTGATGCTTTGCAAAGTCTTTGGTTACAAAGTAACTGGTGTCGGATTCAAGAAATCCCACTACACACTCAGCAAAGCTGAGGCAATGCAGTGGATGGGATGTTATGACGAGGCACTGTTATTCAAGGGTAAAACCCTTGTTGGCTCTAGAAAAGCCCTGTGATTGACAGGGTTATTGGAACTGTTTATAATTGAAACCTCAACGGCAATGTTGCCACAACCTTCCTAAAGGAAACACAATGTTCAAGTCTAAAGCTCTGCTTTCTGTATCGTCCGATGCCAAAACTGTCAAGGGAGAAACCTTAGGGTTTCTTACAGGGATTCTCTACTTAGCTCCGGCAAACACTACCAAGTGGAACACTTGTCCAATGGCTAAAAAGGCTCAATGTGATGTGGCTTGCCTCAACACTGCAGGTCGTGGAGCTTTCAGCTCGGTTCAGCAAGCTAGGATCAATAAAACCGAATGGTTTTTCACTGATCGGAATGACTTCATGCAACAACTTGTTGTTGATATTGCAAAGCTCATTCAGAAAGCTTACAAGAAAGGCTTAAAGCCTTTAGTTAGATTGAATGGTACTAGTGACATTCGGTGGGAAACCGTAGGTTTTACTGATGTTAGTGGCATTGAATATGTAAACATATTTGCTGCTTTCCCTAACACTCAATTCTATGACTACACTAAGAGAGGAAACCGCACTGAGTTACCAAGTAACTATGACCTGACATTTTCCTATTCCGGTGTGGAAGGCTTTCAGCCTTATGTCGAAAATGCTTTGTTAAACAACATGAGAATGGCAGTTGTTTTCCGTAAGGAAAAGGATATCCCTACTACCTTTATGGGAATCCCTGTTGTCTCTGGAGACAACTCTGATGTTCGTCACCTTGATGACAAAGTCATTGTCGGACTGTATGCCAAAGGTAAAGCGAAGCTTGATACGACAGGATTTGTTGTATAAGCAGAGCTTATTTGATAGCCTTGCGTAAAGCCTTAGGGCTTTGCAGAATGTTATCTAGCGTTCTCCATAGGGTGAAGCCCTGCTGTGAAGCAAAGCTTCAGTCGTTCTGATCTTTAACAATTGATACTAGTGTCGGTGAGGATGCTTGCTATTAGCAAGGCTTGCATCATCATTATGGACTAGCCCAGTCTATGCAGGGTGAATGCATAGGACATGCTAATACATCATGTTGATAATGTATATGAGAGACAATTCCATTGTGGCACTGGGGTCGGTGCTAGACAGTGGGTTTCTGAGAGGTTGTTACCTAAGGTAATGGCCTCTCTCAAGCAACTCTTCCTAAAGGAAACAAAATGGTATTAACTACTCCGCAACAAATCGAAGCCTTCCGTTTACGTTCTTTAAGACAAGGTCTTAGACTGGAGATGAAAGGTATGCGACTCACCTCTAAAGGTAAGACTTGCTATGCAATTCTTAAGGGGATGGGTTACAAAGGCACGAAGCAACAGGTGTTTGATGCAGTCACTATTGATAGTGAAATTGCACTGGCTGAAGCAATCAATTCCTGAAAGGAAACAACATGACAGATAAAGAAATGCAAATGTATGGCTGTGATTTTCAAGCCTACAAAGTCACTGTCAAAGACAGTCTGACATACAAGCTATCAGGTGGTGTGATGGTACTTGCCGGACTACTGTCCGATGCACAGGAACTGATGGCAATGGGTGACACTGAGACTGCTAGGAAGTATCTGAACAGGGCTAAATCCCTGATGTTTGATATGACCTATACAGGGAAGCTGACATTCCTTCCGAAGGAAGATGAATGACATGGAATATGTAATAGGTGTGCTCTGCTTTGCAGCATTTGTTGCTGTAAAGTTTTGGTTATTAACTTTGCTTTCCTGAAAGGAAATATTATGGGATACGGAATGTTTACCAGTCATGGTAATGAGGTGGTGCATGAGCTTGTTACATTTGCTAAGAAGCATATGCTTAATGAGAAGTCTGTGGTTGCCATGTTAGTGGCACTGAGTAAGAATGAAACATTCTCCGAAGCCACTGACACTGTGGTGAGAGAGAGAGTTTTGATAGCAACAACTTCCTGAAAGGAAACAACATGCTAGGTATCAATGTGAGGAACACAAAGGATGAATCCTTTGCTGACCTAATCGTTGATGGTTTAAAAACCATTGAGACAAGAGAGAGCAAGAGCTTGCATCCCTATATGGGACAGCGAGTTGCCATCATCAGGACAGGGCGAGGCAAGGCAGTTGCCATTGGTGAGGTGACAATCCTAAAAGGATTCAGTTGGACTAACAGTAGATCCATCTTCGATGCTCACTATGATGAGCACTTGGTTAAAAAGTATTCTACTTTTTACATTGATGAGAGCAAAGGAAAGTACATGTACTTCCTGACTGATGCTGTCAGATATGACACTGAAGTACCTGTCAATACCCTTGGTATTGTGGCTCGAAAAGTTTATGGTTTAACTTCCTGAAAGGAAACAACATGGCATACCAAGGTGGTGCAATAAGAGTGTTCGTATACTTCAACCTTCACAAGAAATGCTTCAGCATTAAGGCACTGGAAGGGGAGCGTAAGGGTTTAGTGATAGCCCATCGTGACCTTGTCATACTTACAAAGTGTAAGTTTAAAGTGTCCGAAGCAGGGCGACAGAGGGTTCTTCGAGAGAAGAAAAAGAATGTCCATGCCGGAGTCACTGGCCTTTGGGGTGCTAGTGCCACAGGGATCATTGAACCTGCTGAGCTTTACTTTCTTGAGCTGTTCGGTAGGCGTGTTACTTATAACCCTTATAAGTATGACAGCTTTGTCATCAAAACCACTGAGCAATCAGTGGATGTTGCTGATGTGGTAGGAATGAATGTGTTTGCTGATGCCGAAGGCATTAAGCGTGGTGCAATTTACATGAGGGATTTCAAATGACAGAGTCATTCGCTAGTAAGGTAGCTTCATGGAAACATCAAGCACCTGTTGCACCAGTTACCATTGGTAAGGTTACATTGCTCTATCAATGGGGGCTTGAGAAAAAGGGTGGATGTTGGATTTGTTACAACGCACCCTTTGATTTTCATGAGTCTGACGAAGGCCGTTACCTCATGAAACTGATAAAGGAAAACCGCATCTCTTATAAAGAGTTGGGGTTCATGGACACAGTGCTAAAGGCACTGGAAGCAAACCCTTATAAGGAAACAGTATGAGAAAGATACTTGCGAAGCATGGCTACGAAGTGTGGGTGAAGTGGGACGAAACTGCTGAGGTGTTTGAGCTATTCTCAGATCTAGATGCAGTTGGTTACATTGGTTTCGCAGAAACCATAGCAGAGGCTATCAAGATAGGCACTTGGCATATTGAAGAACAACATTCGGAGGCTACATGGAACGGATCATGAAGGCTAGATACAAAGGTATCTGCTGTAAGACAGGGGCAATCATTAATGTCGGTGACATTATTGTTTACGATTCATCCACTAGGAAGGCATGGCTGACAGTGGATGAGGACAGGATGGTGGTACATGTTTGCTGTAGGTGACATGACTACCTTCCTGATACTGGAGACAGGATGGTCTAGGTACAAGTATGACATTGACATTGCTAAGGCACTGGGCGATGTAGACTTCGAGCTAACTGAGGATGAAATCCTCGACTTCTATTATTCAACAATTAACTTTCCGAGGAACGATTATGGGACTTGATATGTATGCATTCATTGTGGATGCTGACAAGGTAGGTGATGCCACTGTTGATGTGGCACTGGATGCTGACACTGCTACGGAGATCTGCTACTGGCGAAAATTTAATGCACTTCATGGTTGGATGGAGGATCTCTACCGCCAAAAGGGAGGAGCTAAAGGTAGCTTTAATTGCACTACAGTGAGGGTCACTGCTAACGATCTTGATCGTTTAGAGATGGACACTGGCAACAACAAGTTAGTGCCTGTCAATGGGTTCTTCTTCGGTGCTCAAGAGATATATCCTGAAGACCTTGAGAGTGTGGCAACCTTCGTCAAGGTGGCAAGGCAAGCCCTTGCTGAAGGCAAGGCAGTGTTCTACGATTCATGGTGGTAAGCATATGAGATACAGATACAAATTCATTGTGTGTTATCCCAATAGCACTAGCCCTGTTGCTTCTTTCAAGACATTGAAAGCAGCAAGAGCACACTCAGACAAGATCGTTGAGGATCAAATGTTTGAGCATCAATTCTTTGGTAACAAAGTTTACTTACCCTTCATCAAGCGAGAACTAATCCTGAAAGGAAATACATTATGAACAGAATGAAAGTGAGTGAGCGTTTTGCTCTAGGTCAGTGGCTCTCTGACTACCCCGATGATAAGACATACGATGAGGTGTTATCTATGATAACAGAGGAGCATGAGGATGTCATCTTGTGGGAACCAATTGAGAATTACCCACCTGAAAGTGTTATTGAAATGATCGATGACACTCGAAGCTCATTCGAGAATAGTGCTGATGACTTATGCAGTGGCATCAAGCTGAGTGATGTTATGGAAGGAGCATGTGATGAGTAAGACCAATCGATACAAAGTGTTTGCTAAGATGACAACATACTTGTATGTTTATGTTGATGCCGCCAACTATGAGGAAGCTATGAGTATAGCTAGTGACATTGACGGAGGCGAATTCATTCCACTCAATCAAGGCATTGTTGAGAGTGGTGATTGGGAAATAACTGATGCACATATAGAGTTTAACAAATGAATCAAGTAATTAAAACAACCGAAGGTTACAGGGTAGAGATGTCCGATGGAAGCTTTGCTTGTGATGAGCAGGGTAACAATGTATTCACTACCTTCAACCAAGCAAGGGAACTTCTCTGCACATTGACAGTGACTAAGCAGGAACAAACTGCCCGAATCTTTGGGCAACACTATGCTTATGTCCACCCTAGCTACACTAAGCACTGGGAGCGTAAGGAAATTGCAACCAGTTTCTACACCCCGAAGTCAAAGGTTTGGTATGCATTCATCCGAGGCATGGAAAGACATGAGCAATTCCCTGTCATTTCCAAGGGTGCTAAGGCTGACATTCGAGGTGTGCTTAAGAACCTATCTGAGTCGGCTGACAAGTACATTGAGGATGGCACTTGGATTGAGGCACTGTCTAAAGACATTGCCGATGCTAAATATATTATGGAACATAACCTTTAAGGAAACAAAATGAAACTGACAGTAGAAACCTTGGATAACTTTGTTAATTCCACAGTGATTAACATTGGTAAAAACAGTGGGTATGTTGAGTGCTACCTTGACTCCGTCATGGAGAACACAGTGTTGCACTTGTATGTGTATAACAAAAAAGGTGATGAGGTGCATAGGTACATCGTCCCTGTGAAGGAGATGACATGAACATCTACACACAATGGATTGTTGATCAGCTAAGTTGCACTGTGCCACAGGCAATTCAGATTCAGGATACGATGGCTACGTTCCTAAACTTCAGCGAATGTACTAAGCAGGAATTCAAACAGGCAGTGAAGGACGCTGTCGAAATCATTAAGGAAACAGCATGATAAAAAAAGGAAAGACATTCACCATCATTGTGTACACTGATGCAGGGCATGGATGGGGCAAGGTGAAGCGTAAGGTGTTAGAGAACTTAGGCATTGCCCCTGATGTAAGCAGCTACAGTTACCAGTACAAGGACAATGTGTACCTCGAAGAGGACTGCGACTTGTCGTTGCTAGTGCAACGATTGCACTCTGACAGTGTGGCAGTTAAGTTTGTGAATAAGCATACTGATGGTGACAGTAAAATTAAATCTTATGAAAGGTATGCATATGTACAAGATACAAACCAGACTGCGTGACAAGTGGTACTGCCTAGAGTTTGATGTGACAGACAGTGGCACATTCAAACCTATACGCTATATCACATTGAAGGATGCATCACTGGCACTGGAACGCTTCCTTGATGGGGTGTTCTTTGCCAACAAAGAACAGATAGACTCTGGAAACTTTCGTATAATTAAGGATTGAAATGAATACAAAGATGTTAAAGCATGTTCGCACTCTGTTCAACACCGAAGGTGTAGAGAAGCGGATCAATAGACACAATCAACGGCAGTGGGTGCGTAGCATTCGCTTCCTTGGTGACAAGTGGTTGTTAGCTACACCAGTACAGCGAAAGGATAATGTTAATGCGTAAAGACAATCCGACTTGGCCTTTCCCTGCCAACCCATTACCACCCTCTCAACCACCTGAGCCTAGACATGAGTGACACAGAGCTGTATACTTGGTTCTTTGCATGTTGGTGCATAGCAATGGTGGCTATATGGATGTAGACCTTAGCTATCAGCTAGGCTTTGTACATGGCCTCCGAAGCTTAGGCATCAGCTACCAATGGATGAGCAGAGATTACATCAAGGGCTATGCCAAAGGCACTGAGATGAAACGACTACACCTATTACAGGAGGAAAATTATGTTAAGCGAAGTGGACATCAGGGACTTCGACAAGCAACCAGTGCAACCGCTGTACTCAGTGAAGCCTAAGAGCTATGTACAATGCCCTCGCACTGAGGTTGTCTACTACTTCGATCACATCGATGGCATGTATAGCTACTGCCTAGATATGTTCGGAGACACTATTCATCTAGCCGCTTGGACAGATGTGATACCTTTGGCTAGAAAGCCCGAGTAAACTGTAGGGGTATTTACACTGCCCCTAATTTTGTGGTTATAATTAAGCGTCAGTTGCTGACACTCATTCACTTTTCTTAAGGAAA